ATAGGCCCGTCATCTGAAAACTGAGGCATGTCGTGTTCAGAGGGTGGAGGCGGTATCTCTTCTCGCCTAGAGTCTATGTAATCCTGGATCGCACCAACTGTGTCTATCGCAGCCTGGGATAAAGACTTACCCTCCCGGTGTTCTCTTACAAAGTATTCGGCAAGATTTCTTAGGTCCTTCTCAGGGATATCTAAAACCATCTTGCCCTTGTTCTTCCCGATAGGAATCACAAAGGTCATGCAGTTAGGGTACGGCTTATCACTAGGCCAGTTGATCGCTTCTGCGTAGTTCCTGGAACCAATTGGCCCGCCCTCCATTGCACGCTGAATGAGTTTGTTAAGCTGAGGGGCTGGGTCTGATTGTGGCGCTTCTACTTGGGCCTGAATCCTTGGCGCTACAGCCATCGGCCTAGGCTTTGGTTCTTCTATTATAACTTCACTCTCGACCTCTTGAGGCATCTCATCTGAGGTATAAACCCCAGATAGCTTCTGAGGGAATGCAGCTCGAAGGGCAAGAGCCTCAGCGCACTTTGCTAGCATCAGGCTAGGCATAGCGGCCCAGAACTTAGTAGGCTTCCCGTCTTTGCCTTTCTGACAATACTCAGCCCAGGTGGCGATCCGGTAGAGCGGATCTCTAAAACCCTTACGCCAAACACCAACTTTAGCAGCCATAGGTGGGACGTTAGAGATCCAGACGTCCTTCCAGACTCCATCAGCCCCACACCAAAACGGCCCAGCCTGTCCCTCGTAATCACCGGAGGACTCAGCAATCGCTCGAAAGCCGTCTATCGAGCACTGAGTGGACCATTGATCACGATAAGACCCATCTCGCTGTCTAACGGATCGCTTGACGGCAAAGACTTGTCTACGCATGGGATCTAGACCAGTAGCCCTAGCTACCATCAAGAATGCTTGGAGCTCAGAGTCTGAGGCCCCAGCCATGATCTGATCTTTGACGAAGGCTGTTACGTCACTCTGATTAATCGCTGGCAAGTTACTCATGACTAACCTCAATTGCGAACGTCTTAGTAACTCGAAGCGTTACAGTATTCTTACCGTACTTGATACCCAGAGTTTGAATCTCACCTGAGGTAGTGGGCTTATCCTTCACCGTATGCGCTGGCTTGGCTTTTAAACGCTTCCGTTTAGACTTTGATAGTCTTAGCCCAGCTGTTCTTAAAACGCGGTAAACCTGCTTCTGGGTAAGCCCACACTCAGCCATCTCTTTGACGCTAGCTCCCAGATTATACTTTGCCATTACGAAGTCTTTTTGTTCTTGAGCGATTGGATGATCCATGCGGTCCCCTTTTTAAAATGACCCCCACAAAGTCGGACCGCAAAGAGCGCTTTGCGGGGGTTCTCTTACGAGAAAGTTTATCTGTTTGTTAATGGATTTGCGGTCCTGTTGAGCTGTTCTTAAGAGTATCCCGTTTGGTTGTAAAGTAGGAAAATGGTTACTAAGTAAAAAACCCCTTCCCAAATTGCTTGGGAAAGGGTTTAATAGTTTTTACCACAAAACGATTGCAATCACTGTGCTCCATCAGAGCAGACAATTCAAGCAATCATTTTGTAGTACGAGACTTTTCTAATCTGAAGGTCAAAGCACGTTCAGGGATTTAACCCCGTTTATGCGTGTGGGAGGGAGAACCTCCTCGCCGAAAGGCTAGCACAGATGGTGTCCGTTAATGGAGCACTGTCATGATTAGGGTACGACCGACGCCGACGCCGACGACGACGCCGACGCATGGTTTTTGTGGAGTGGGACTCGCATGGATACCGGATACGGGAATCAAAAGAAACCGCTGAGAAGCGCTTTCGAGGGCCAGGCGATAAGGAAGGTCATCCAACCAACCCCCGGCTGCCACAAGCTTTAACCCCTGTGAAGTCCTCAACCAGATGAGGAGTGGTAGCAGGAGATATTTAGGATGGATGTCCGAATAAAAAGATTAGGAGGTTCAAGAAACCTCTTAGGCCCTCCCTCGGCCTCAACCTCAAACTCGGCCTCCACATGGAGTCATAAGAACGAAAGAGATTGGTTGATTTAACTGGTTGCCTTGAGCCCGTTAGGAGGCTCGAAAGGCAACACCAAGTAGAAAGGTTTTCGTGAAACAAAACGAGATTAAAGTTTGGACAGATGGTTCGTGTATCCCAAATCCAGGAATTGGAGGTTGGGCATGGGTAACCAGAATCGAAGGATTGAAAGCCTCTGGTAGAGAGGATCCAAGTACAAACATCAGAATGGAAATGACTGCTGTCATCGAAGCGATTGAGGTTCTAAGAGAGGACTTTGAGACGATTAGAATTCATACTGACAGTCAGTTTGTAATCATGGGAACAACTCTTTGGAGGCCTAAGTGGAAGAAGAATGGATGGCAAAAAAAAGGTGGAGAGATCAAAAACATAGATCTTTGGAAGAAGTTAGACAGTGTTTTAGATGGGAGTTTTGAGGTTGAGTTTACATGGGTAAGGGGTCACTCAGGCGATGAGATGAACGAGATCGCAGATGACATGGCAAACGAAGCTACAGGACTTTCCTTCGAGGAACGACTAGCAGCCATCTCAACCAGATATAGTTTTAAAAACCATGAAAGAAATAAGCTCGTAATTATTTGAAAGGATGGAGTAAATGAGTAATGATTTTGAAGCCACTAGAAGTGATCCAGATTGGCATTGGAATGTTGAAATGAATATAACTATCAACGTCATGACCGAAAAAGGTCCAGCCGAACTGTTGATTATACAGCCAAGCGCTCAAGTCGGTACATCAAATGTACGCGGAGCGTTCATACAAAATGGTAATAGAATAGACTTCACGTTCAATTGTACCTCCAGGGGATTTAGGGATATGCTTAGGGGTTTAGAGTGTAACTTTGATGAGTTTTGTGAACCGGAACCAGAAAAAGCATGTAAGCATGGTTCAACTAGCGTCTATGAGACTTGCGTGAAATGCCAAAAGGAAGCGGATAAATAACCTAGATGAAACCCAAAACACACGACCACCCGAAGCCTGTGAAGTACCCAGAGGTGAAAGAGCGAGACTCCCTTGCTGAGAGTATCTACGCCCACGCTGTGGGGGCCTGGATTCGTGATACCTGCCACAGGCCGAGTATCCCGGATGTCGAGTTTGAGCGGATTGCCAAGATGGCGGTGCACGCGGCTGAGCTGTTCAGGGGGAGGGGAGTAGGGACGACTTGAGCGTTGCCTTGATCTCCGCCCATGGAGTCTCGGTGCCATCGTCGTTCAGGCGCACCGGATCCTTGCCAGTGAACGCGGCCCAGCGGTCTAGGATGACGCTACAATAATGCGGGTCGATCTCTATGCCGTAGCATTGACGGTTGGTTTTCTCGCAGGCGATGAGGGTTGAGCCTGAACCTAAGAAAAGGTCGAGTACAGACATTCCTTTGTCTGATGTTTTATTTATTGCAAACTCTATTAATGAAACTGGCTTCTGCGTTGGATGATCCTTTGGCGGATCTCTGTCAAACTCCCATACGTCACGCGATCTTTCACCGCGTAATGTAATACGTCCTTTATGTGCAAACAAAATCAATTCGTGCTGACCAGCAAATGCCCCACCTAGATCACCCATTGACCAGTTGTTCTTCTTCCAAACGATTAAATTTTTATATTTAAAATGTTTATCAATAAGATCGCGCCATTTATTAATTGTTTGATGAGATCCAAATATGTATATCGCAGCATTTTCAGCGGACGCGGCATGTGCGCACGGCATAAAGTTTAAAATTTTATCGTCGTTTTCAAGCATCTTGTGTTTATCTTGATAATTTGATTCATACTTATAGCCATACGGCGGATCGGTAAAGACCATGTCTGCCTTCTCACCATTCATCAGCCGTTCCACATCCGTGATTGACGTTGAATCTCCGCACAGTAGACGGTGCTTACCAAGCCGGAAGAGTTCTCCGCGACAAACAGGAGACTCTTTCGGTGTCTCTGGCACCTCATCGGGATCAGTCAGCCCTTCGTTCTCTGCTAGGTCTATTTTGAAGTTCTTGATTCCAAGTAGATCAATGTCAAAGTCAGGACCCAGGTCTGGGATGTCTGCGTTAATCCCTTCCAAGTCTAAGTCAGCCCACAGCGCTATTGCGTTGTCACTCACCCCTGCGGCGATCTCTTGTTCCTCGCTATCGAAGTCCTGGTAAGTTACAGGTACAGTTTTTAACTTAAGCTTCTTTGCAGCAATTAGCCTACCGTGACCAGCCACTAAAAGCCCTGAGCGGTTGGATATGATCAGCGGGTTTCTGAATCCCTGGTACTTAATTATATCACACAGGCGCTCTATCTGGTCCTTTGGATGCTTATTGCGGTTCTTTGGGTTTAGCTGGATCTCGTCAATTTCTACCTGGTGAACTTCTTTTACTTTGTTTTCCATCGAAGCAAATACTTGACCAATAAGTCTTAGAATGCAATTCTTGATTTAATGGCTAGACCTTTAGGCGTACCAAAGATTCAGCTTGAAGAGCAGGTTGAGAAGCTTGCAATGATCAATTGCTCTTGGGTTGAGATCGCTGCCGTGATTGGGTTGTCTGAGAAAACATGCCGCCGTCGTTTCGACCAAGCATACAAAAATGGGCTAGGTAAGGGGAGATCATCGCTTAAGCGTAAGATGTACGAGGTAGCGATGAAGGGGAACGCCACGATGATGATCTGGCTTTCCAAGAACATGCTCGGCTATGCCGATAAGGTAGAAACTAAAACCGATGAAGGAACAACGCAACCCCGGGTGGTCATCTTTGAAACGAGCTTGGGGTCAAGCTCAGCACGCGACAACTCAGAAGCTAAACCTTTACAGCCCGCATCAGGGGCAGAGTCAGATACATCAATCGAAAAAAAGATTTAATATCGTCTGCTTCGGAAGACAAAGCGGTAAGACCACGTATGGCCTAAATAAGATTCTAGATCGCGCCTGGGTTGGTAGAGACAACTCGGTCTACTGGTACGTGCTACAAACCTACTCGGCAGCTAAAGTAGCCTTTAACCGAATTAGAGACACGTACAGGCAGAGCCCAGGTGCTTTCCTAAGGCGGCCTAACGAGAGCGGATTAACGGTTTATTTTAACCGTGGGCAGCAAATCTCTTTTAAGTCAGGAAAAAACTTTCAGGACTTACGAGCCGAGACCCTAGATGGCGTGGTGATTGACGAGTACCGTCAGCAATCTGCTGAGCTTTGGCCGATGATCATCAGGCCCATGCTTTCTCGACACCAAGGGTGGGCTGATATTCTCTCGACCCCAAACGGCTTTGAGCATTTCTATGACCTATTCGAGGCAGCCGAGAAGGACCCCGAGTGGTCTACCTTCCAAGCACCCTCTACCGTAGCCCCTTGGTGGAGCCCAGAAGAGATCGAGAGCGCACGAAAGGCAATGAGTGAGGCTGAGTTCGCTCAAGAGATCCTGGCTGAGTTCAGGGATCTAACAAGCGGTAAGGCGTACCTAACAAACGGGACGCACAACCACAGGACAGACTCACCCTTCACACGCGATGGCTCACTGGTTAGCCCACACCTGCCCATTGTGGTTGGGATGGACTTTAACGTGACCCCGATCTCTTGGGTGCTTGGTCAGACTAACGGTGAGCGTTTCTATTGGTTTGATGAGATCTATCTAGAGAACTCACACACACAAGAAGCAAGCATTGAACTCATCGAGAAGGTTAGGAACCACAAAGCAGGTGTCACTATATGCGGTGATGCGTCAGGGAATGCCATGAAGACATCAGCAGTCGGGCGCTCTGACTATGCCATCATCGAGCAGATGCTTACTGAAGCAGGTATCTCATGGACTAACATCACCCCAGCTTCTAATCCCTCAGTCAAAGACCGCGTAAACTCTGTTAATATGCGTTTAAAGAACGCTCAGGGCGAAACTACTATGTGGTACCACCCAGAGCATTGCCGCCATTTAAAACGCGACCTAGAGCGTGTGGTGTGGAAAGCAGGAGCCTCTGCGATCTTGGACCAACACAAAGACCCATCACTCACTCACATGTCAGATGCTATGGGTTACCCGGTAGCGGAGTTGACTAAAGTGTGGGAGCCTAGCCCAGGAGTTCTCAGAATCATCAGGAGATAAGATGCCAACTAGGCTAGACCAGGTCCCGCGATATAGAAAATTTGTTAATGACCTGGCTAAGATCCAAGAGCAAATCCTTTGGAATACCCAAACTGATGTTTCACGCCTTGCGGCAGATGCCTTTGATCGCGTTCGAGCTATTTGCGCACACCGTTATTCACTCATCCCAAGTGATGACTTCTTTGGTGCCCAAGCGTCTAGACACCTGGGTGCCCTTGACACTCAGATTGAAACTGTTTTCAAGGAGCTTAGCGTACATGTGCTCGCACGGATCTTTCGTATGCGTAAGGCCTCCTACGTGCTCACACACGCTGGAGAGGTTGAGGCACTCGCTAGAACACTCAAGCCGAAAGGTGAACAGGCACCCCAGATAAGAATCAGTCAGGAAGAAATCACCAAGCAACTCACTAGTGAGACCCTTACTGGTCATCGGCTTGATCATAGGATTACGTTATCCCTCTCTAGAATAAGACGCAAAGTCATGGATGCTGTAGAGCTTTCACGTATCAATGGCGACGATACTAAGGCCATGCTTGATCGACTAGAGTACTGCTTCCCAGATAAGATTGCCTATAAGCGCCCACCAAGAATTATTAAACAACTCAAAGAAGCAGACGCTAAGAAAGAAAAGGCTCAGCCAGTAGCAGTCTCGTTCTTAACTCCTGAGGAATGGGAGGATGTGGTTGATCAGTACAAAGACACTGAACTACCAGAGACTCGATTTGATAAAGAACCCGTCTCAGTTGGTGAGGGTGGAGAGCGCGAGATGTACTCTTGGGAGATCGAGCAAGAGATCACAAATGACTTTGTGCGTGCAGTCAGAGATGGCGAAAGCTCAGCAGCTAAAAAGTTTGCTGACCAGTACGGTGTAACTGACTTTGTGTGGGTAGCCATCCTTGATGATCGCACCGATGAATGCTGTGAATGGCGCAACGGGTTGAGTACTAGCGAGATTCGTGATGAATTAGATGGCGACCACAGTGATGACGACTGTCAGGCTGAGACACCGCCAGCGCATTTTAATTGTAGGTGTAGGCTTGCTGCAGTTGCTGAACTCCCTGAACGAGTGGAAGACGAGGTCGGCGATGTTAACGATTGGCTCGAAAGAATGAGTGAACAATGAGTAAGCAAAAGACCCCAGAGATGCTAAGAGCTAGAACACTTGCTAGTGGGCTTGAGTATGACCCATCTAAGTACGAGTTCTCTTCTAGCTTTGTGCCAGCCGATGTTAACAACCCATGGGATATCCACACCACAGCCGAGCTTGTTGCTTGCTTGGAGCGCAATAAAGACATCGAGCTAGATGCTAAGGTCATCACACCACTAGGTTCTAAGAGACTAGATAAGCAGAAATTCTCTGAGACCTACCACTCTAACAACACTAACCTAAAAGAGAGTGACTTTGATTCTGACTCAGGCACTGGCCTTTTGGTTGGGCAAGACTACACCCCTTACCTTGGCGGTCCCTTCTATAAGAATCTTTACTTCTACCAAGACTATATAAGAATGCATGCACAAGCGTTCTTCTCTTATCATAACGACCCAGTGGCTAAGGCCATTGTAGCAATCACGCGTGACTTCACCCTAGGTCGTGGCTTCAGGGTTGACTCTGATAATAAAGCAGCTCTTGTTTTGTGGCGTACGTTTGAGAAGGTAAATAAACTTCAAGATTTGTTTAACCAAATTGGGACTGAGCTTTCTATCTACGGTGAGCACATGATTTGGTGGCTACCTAACTCAGAGACTCAGATTGGTTATCAGCTCCCTAAAGGGGATAGCATCCCAACTGCTTTCATCCCGCGCATCAGGCTTATTGACCCGTCTAACATCGTAGAGATCATCACCTACCCAGAGGATATCTCTAGGCGTATTGCTTATGTTTGGCTTGCTCCAACTCAGTACCAGATTTACACAAGCGGTAAATCATCGGTGCCTGACTCTAAAATCCAGCCGACTCTTAAGTTCATCTACCGTCAAATTCCTGCCGATCAAGTAACTCACGTAACAATAAACTCCGTGAGTAACGAGAAGCGTGGGCGCTCTGACTTATTCCCTGTGCTTGGTTACATGAAGCGTCTAAGGGACGCGGTAGAGTTTGAGATGATCTCTCACCAAAAACAGGCCGCATGGTCGATTGATACTCAGATTGAAGGCTCACAAGCTGACATCGATGCGTACATTCAAGACATGGCATCACAAGGAACCATCACTCAAGCTGGCTCCGAGTTTGTGCATACAGCTAAGATCAAGCGGGAGTTCATGTCTGCTAAGTCTGGCGCATCAGGCTCTCAAGAGATTTTCAATTGGTGCCTATCCATGATCTCTGTTGGGACTCAAATACCAACCAACTACTTTGGCACACACCTAAGTGGGGCCGGTACACGGGCAAGCGCAGTAGTATCCACAGAGCCAGTTGCTAAGAAGTTTGAGATGCGTCAGCTTGTCTATGAGCGCCTGGTAAAAGAAATGTGGGAGAAGCTCATGGACTGGGCTGGCATTGATGGCGCTGAGTGTGAGGTCACCTTCCCAGACATCATCACCCAAGACCGTAGTGCTAAGCTTAAGGACCTAGCACTTAGTCAATCCCAGCGGTGGCTATCTAGAGAGCGTGCTGCTACCATTGCAGCTAAAGAGCTTGGCATCACTGACTTTGAGTTCAAAAAAGAGATGGAAAGCCTAGGCGCAGAAGAGCCACAACCATCACTCATGTCACCACTCTCTGCTCCTGGGAGTGTGGAGCCCAAAAGACCAACCACAGCCATTCCATCAAGCGAGAGAAGGGACATTAAACGGAATGATCAACAGTAAGCAGACCCTAGCTGATCTTACCCTAGAAGACCTATACGAGGACCCAAAGCGTTTTGGGATGCCCACGTTTGAAGAGTTCCGCAAAGACCCTGAGAAATATAAAGGAAGGCATGATGAGCTACTCGCGCTAGCTGATGCCTCAAGTACGGTCAAAGAACTGAGAGATAAAATCCAGACTCAAACCTATAAGTGCATGGGGTTTGATTGTGGAAAGTCCCTTGAGAAGGTTGAACGTATTGTAAAAGAAGAAGGCTACAGGATGGACCAGATGGACATGGTCCCACGGATCTACCCCGAGACAGGTGGAAAGATTCGGATTGAAACTGAGTTTGTACTTAAACCTACAGCTCAAAAAGTGGTGGATGCATGAAACAAAATAAGGCTCTTCCAAAGTCTACCTTCCCTGGGTTTGCTACAGTAAAGATGTTTGCTGAGCGCGCACCTAAGGCTGTGCCCCAGATTGAGCCACAAGCTGAGCCCGTTGAATCAAAAGATGATCAAACAAACGTAGAGGCTCTGCTGGTAGAAAACCCAGATATGAATGCTGCTACGTTCTTAAACCTTCTTAAGTCTAAAGGCATGAAGGTAGTTAAAGACGAGTCAGCTATGCCAGAACGTAAGCAACCTACCGAGGCAGAAGGTAGCTCAAGCAATGCTGCTGTACTTCGAGCCGAGACTAAAGAAAGTGCTGCTCCAGTAAAGCCTGGTAAGCTATCCTTTCGCGCACGCTTCACTGAGGCTCTAGCAAAAGACGACGGTACAGGTGTTACACGCTTTCGTGTCGCCCTCATTCAAGAGGGCCTAGGGAATATGCGTGATGGGTTTTATTACACAAAGGAAGCACTCCAATCTGCGATTGCTATCTTTGAGGGTAAGAAAATCTATGCTGATCATCCAAGCGTATTTGATGAACAGACTAGGCCAGAGAGATCCGTTAAAGACGTGCTAGGTCACTTTGAGTCTGTGAAGCTAGAAGAGGGTGATGATGGGCAAGCAATGCTTACTGCTGACGTTGCCATTCTTCCTGATGAGCCTTACAGGTGGGCACGCGCTCTCATGAGGCACTCGGTGTCTTATGCTCAGAAATATCCTGATAAAGACTTTGTTGGTCTATCCATCAATGCATCAGGACAGGCTAACACTGTTACGCTAGAAGAGTTCAATAAGTCTGTAGTCATCCCAGAGGGTGCGAAGGTAAAGTTATCTAAAGCAATCTCTGAGGGTTTAACTGAAGTGAAGGTAGTCAACCGCCTTGATTCGGCAGTCTCCTGTGATCTCGTCACTGAGGCGGGAGCCGGAGGCAAGGTCTTAGCAATGCTCGAACAGGAGAAAGACATGGAAAAAAAGCCAGAAGAACAAAAAGAAGAGATGAAACCAGAAGCTGAAGCTCAACCAGAAGCACCAAAAGCTGATGCCCCTCATGCTGACGAAGAGCAGGATATTGCTCTGATCAAGAAGCTGATCGCTGAATACCTTGGCGATGAAGAAGCTGAGTCTGAAGAAGTCATGAAGCATTGCAAGCAAGCAATGGAAGCTTACGAGGCTATGGGACGCTCTAAAGAAGAAGCTATGAAGTGTGCTGGCGAGTACATGAAAGCTTCTAAGCACATGGCATCCAAGCAAGTTGAGTCCGCTGATGCTGATGCTGACGACAAGAAGGAAGAGTCTGCTCCTGCTGTTACTGGCGAGTCACCTGAGAAGAAGCAAGAGAGTGAGCACGTTGAAGCGATGGCTCAACTCGTAGGTGAGAATGCACGCCTTAAGGAAGCACTTAAAAAGTTTGAACTTAAAGACCACGTTGAGACGAAATGCAAAGAAAGCAAAGAGCCTCGCGTGATTACGGACGAGTTTAAAAAGCTTGTTGAAGGAGCCAAGACCAAGGGCGAGATCGATAAGCTATGGGATGCGTTCACCAAAGGTGCTGCAAGCAAAAGGGCAAGTTCGGCTCTTAACTTCAGTGACTTTGTGATGACAGAAAAATCGGCTGCACCGACCACTAAAAATGAGTCGTTTGCAGATTGTTTAAAATAATTGAAAGGGAATAACCAATGGCTACTTTGCCTATTAACAACATTGTTAGGAGTGTCGCTCCTAAGAGTTTATTTGAATCTGCCAAAGCTGTGATCAGCTCGGCTGTATCGTACAATCAAGGGGACCTTTTGTTCTTTGATGACGCTGCTAACCTGATCAAACCTGTGGCTGCTACCGCTAATGCTGCAACCATTCTTGGTGTGGCTAAGCAAACTGTCGTATCTGGTAAGGTCGCAAGCCCTTACAGTGGGACTGCAGTTGATGCTGCTCAAGCACTAGAAGACCTCGCTGGCCCAGTTTATGGCGTTGTCGCTAGCCTTAAGCTTAAGTCTGGAGACTCGTTCGCTCCTGGCGATAAGGTCTATGTAACTGTTACTGACGCACAAACTGTGACTGTTACTGACCCAGGAGATGGAAACCATATCGGTATTTTCCAAGGTGCAGCTGTAACCGCTGCTGCTGGATCAAAAGGTGATGTGCTTGTTGGCGCTCGCTTTGCGATGGCTGGCTTAAGCTTCTAAGAAAGGGAATGAAAATGAGTATCAAATTAACTGCTAGAAATAGCCGTGAAGAAAACCAAAAAGTAATTAAGCGCGCAGTCTGGGAAAACCCAGAGATGTTAGAACTCCGCGAGAGCTTCAAGCTCCGCACTGGTACTGACATGATGGATGCTGAGAAGTTCCCAGTTCTAGACCCACGGTTTAGCTGGAAAGCTGCTCGCCAGAAGTCCCTTCGTGAAGCTGAGAGCGGATCTTCGTTTGCTCAAGTTCTACGCGCTGGTGTTCAAACCATCGTGAACTCTGCTTACGAGACAGTAGACACTAGCTTTGAAGAATGGTGCCATGTTGTTCAGTCGTCCAAAGACACTGAACTCTATGCTCCACTTCATGGGATTTCGTTCTTGCGAGAAATTGGTAAGCAAGAAAAGTATCCAGAAGCTCGCGCCTCTGGGTTGGACATCAAACTTAAGAACCGCAAATATGGAACTCACTTTGCTGTTGAGAAGGAGCTTCTTGAAGACGACCAAACCGGTCAGTTCTCCAAGCAAGTTGCTCTCATGGGTGAGTATGCAAAGCTTGCTCTTGAAGTTCTTGTGATGGCAAAACTCGCTTCTGTTTCTGGTATGGCTTATGGCGACATGAGCGTTCCAGTGAGTGAGACCCAGCCAACTGAAGAAGCTACCTACCCATGGTCTACTGCTATGGTTGGTGGCGGTGCTACAAGACCTTCAAGCTACGGAGCCCTTAACCAAGGGAATATCCAAGCTGGTATCGTGGCACTCATGAACCAAAAGAATAAGCTTGGACTCAAGATGATGGTTCGCCCTGACAGGCTCATCATCGGCCCAACGCTTCGGTTTGATGCTGCTGTGCTACTCAACTCCGGATGGTACCCTTCGGTTCCTAGCGCTACTGCTGGCGCTCCTGGGTTCACAAACGCAATCAACCCAATCCAAGGGATTGCTAACCTGACCACTAGCCGCTTCATGTTTAAACAAGACGGCACTGTAGCAGGTGACTCCCGCGCTTGGTACTTGGTTGATGGGAATGTGCCATGGTTCATTCTTCAAATCCGCCAAGCTGCAGAAGTTCTCCAAGAGAACCCAAGCTCCGGCGAGAGCTTCGACCGTGACGTTGTCCGG